TGGCGCTTCTGCTCACCTGCGGTGACGGAGAGGAACGCGCCGAGGTATACGGTTGCGCCGCCGACCGTCAGCAGGCGTCCATCGTATTCGAGGTCGCTGCCGATATGGTGAAAATGTGTCCCGCGCTCTCAAAGCGCGTGAAGATACTCGCATCGCAAAAGCGTATCGTGTTCCTTCCCACCAACAGCTTCTATCAGGTGCTGTCGGCGGAAGCGTACTCCAAGCACGGGTTCAATATCCACGGCGTGGTGTTTGATGAACTGCACACTCAGCCTAATCGAAAGCTGTTTGACGTTATGACCAAAGGCTCCGGGGACGCGAGAATGCAGCCGCTCTACTTTCTTATTACGACGGCGGGTACGGACACGCACTCCATTTGTTACGAGACGCATCAAAAGGCGAAAGACATCCTCGCCGGAAGAAAGGTCGATCCCACGTTCTATCCCGTGATATACGGCGCAGCCGAAGAGGACGACTGGACTGACCCGAAGGTGTGGAAAAAAGCGAATCCGTCGCTCGGCATCACGGTCGGCATCGACAAAGTCAAAGCCGCCTGCGAGTCGGCGCAGCAGAACCCAGCCGAGGAGAATAGCTTTCGGCAGCTTCGTTTGAATCAATGGGTCAAACAGGCGGTGCGCTGGATGCCTATGGAGAAATGGGACAAATGCGCCTTTCCCCTGGACGAGAACGCACTTGAGGGGCGGGTCTGTTATGGCGGACTGGACTTGTCCTCCACGACCGACGTTACCGCTTTCGTGCTGGTGTTCCCTCCGCTGGACGAGGACGACAAGTATGCCGTCCTGCCGTATTTCTGGATTCCCGAAGATAATATCGGTCTGCGTGTCCGGCGCGACCATGTCCAGTACGACGCATGGGAGCGACAGGGCGTTCTGCTCACGACCGAGGGGAACGTGGTTCATTACGGCTTTATTGAACAGTTCATCGAGAAACTCGGTGAACGGTTCAATATCCGTGAGATCGCGTTCGACCGCTGGGGCGCGGTACAGATGGTTCAAAACCTCGAAGGCATGGGTTTCACGGTCGTGCCTTTCGGGCAGGGCTTCAAGGATATGAGTCCTCCGACAAAGGAGCTCATGAAGCTGGTGCTTGAAGAAAAGATCGCGCACGGCGGTCAGCCGGTCCTGCGTTGGATGATGGATAACATCTACATCCGCACCGATCCAGCCGGGAATATCAAGCCCGACAAAGAGAAATCCACGGAGAAAATCGACGGTGCGGTTGCCACCATTATGGCGCTTGATCGTGCGATACGCTGCGGAAACGACACGAGTGCTTCGGTATACGACGACCGGGGCATTTTGTTTATTTGAGGAGGTCAATTAGACATGGGATTGTTATCTGGCATTTTCCGTTCGCGGGATAAGCCGCAAAACAAGACGGCGGGCAGCTCATACAGCTTCTTCTTTGGCGGTTCAACATCCGGCAAGGCAGTAACCGAACGCACCTCCATGCAGATGACGGCGGTATACTCCTGCGTTCGCATACTGGCGGAGGCTGTGGCAGGATTGCCGCTCAACCTATATCGCTATTTGCCGGACGGCGGCAAGGAGAAATCCTTCGATCATCCGCTATACAGACTACTCCACGATGAGCCAAACCCGGAGATGAGCTCTTTCGTGTTCCGGGAAACGCTCATGACGCATCTGTTGCTCTGGGGAAACGCTTACGCACAAATCATTCGGAACGGTAAGGGCGAGATCATCGCGCTATATCCGCTGATGCCGAACAAGATGACCGTTGATCGGGACGATAACGGTCGGCTTTATTACCGATACAGTCACTCGTCGGATGAGTCACCCACAATGTCCGGGTCAAATGTCATCTTGAAACCGTCGGACGTACTGCATATACCCGGCTTGGGTTTTGACGGGCTGGTCGGTTACTCGCCTATAGCGATGGCAAAGAACGCCATCGGCATGGCAATTGCCTGTGAAGAGTATGGTGCTAAGTTCTTCGCTAACGGTGCAGCGCCGGGTGGTGTACTGGAGCATCCGGGCACTATCAAAGACCCTGCGCGTGTGCGTGAAAGCTGGCAGACGACTTTCGGCGGCAGCGGCAATAGCAATAAGATCGCCGTGCTTGAAGAGGGTATGAAATACACGCCTATTGGCATTTCCCCGGAACAGGCACAGTTTCTTGAAACACGCAAGTTTCAGATAAACGAGATCGCTCGTATTTTTAGGGTTCCGCCGCACATGGTTGGCGACCTTGAGAAGTCGAGCTTTTCGAATATTGAGCAACAGTCGCTGGAGTTCGTGAAATACACGCTCGATCCCTGGGTGATCCGTTGGGAACAATCCATTATGCGAACGCTGCTTTCTGCGGATGAAAAGGCACAGTATTTTGTGAAGTTCAACCTGGAAGGGCTGTTGCGTGGTGATTATGCCAGCCGCATGAGCGGCTATGCCACAGCAAGACAGAACGGCTGGATGAGTGCCAACGATATCCGTGAATTGGAGAACCTCGACCGCATCCCAGCCGATGAAGGCGGCGATCTATATCTCATCAACGGCGCGATGACAAAACTGCAGGATGCGGGCATTTACGCTGATACCGCTTTCGTTACAGAAAAGGAGGAAACAACTGAATGAAGAAATTCTGGAACTGGGCAAAGGATGAAGAGTCCGGCGTCCGAACGCTCTACCTCGACGGTACGATCGCCGAGGAGAGCTGGTTCGATGATGATGTCACCCCCAAGGCTTTCAAGCAGGATTTGATTGCTGGCGAGGGTGACATTGTTATTTGGATCAACTCACCTGGCGGCGACTGTGTAGCGGCAAGTCAAATCTACACTATGCTCATGGACTACCGTGGCGCTGTTACCGTCAAGATCGACGGCATTGCGGCAAGCGCAGCTTCGGTAATCGCCATGGCTGGCACGAAAGTGCTCATGGCTCCGACTGCACTTATGATGATCCACAACCCTGCTTCCATCGCCATTGGCGATACGGAGGAAATGCAAAAAGCCATTGCCATGCTGAACGAGGTGAAAGAGAGCATCGTCAACGCCTACGAAATCAAGACCGGGCAGTCTCGCGCTAAGCTCTCTCATCTCATGGATGCTGAGACTTGGATGAATGCGAACAAAGCAATCGAACTGGGTTTTGCGGACGGCATTCTGGAGGACGAAAAAAGCCCTTCCGATGCCGTCGTTTCTTTTGCCTTCTCGCGCAGAGCCGTTACCAATTCTCTGATGAACAAGCTGACCGCCAAACAAAAGGCCGAACAGCCAGCCGTACCTATAAACCCTGAACGCTCTGTGAATGAACTTATGGAGCGACTCAACCTGATGAAATATTAAGGAGGAACATCATTATGGCAACTATTCTTGAACTGCGCGAAAAGCGCGCAAAGGCATGGGAAGCGACCAAGTCGTTTCTGGACACTCATCGTACCGACAAGGGCACTTTGACCGCTGAGGACGATGCTACCTACACTCGCATGGAGCAGGACATTACAGACCTGGGTCGGGAAATCGGGCGTCTGGAACGTCAGGAGGCTCTGGATGCGGAACTCAATAGACCTGTAAATACGCCTATCACCTCTCGCCCCGAGACTGTGAAGGTGGACGAAAAGACCGGCCGTGCTTCTGACGCCTATAAGAAAGCGTTTTGGAACAACTTCCGTACCAAGGGCAATATCACCCCGGAACTTCGGAATTCTCTGAACGAGGGCCAGGATTCCGAGGGCGGATATTTGGTGCCGGACGAGTTTGAACGTACTCTCGTGCAGGGGCTTAACAGCACAAACATCATCCGTGCTCACGCTCATGTTATCACAACGTCCAGCGGTTTGCACAAGATTCCCGTCGTGGCTTCGCACGGCTCTGCTGCCTGGATTGACGAGAACGGCGCCTATACCGAAAGCGATGAGAGCTTCGGTCAGGTACAGCTTGATGCGCACAAAGTAGGAACGATCATCAAGGTATCTGAAGAGCTGCTCAACGACAGCGCATTCGACCTTGAGTCGTACCTCTCTTCCGAGTTTATTCGTCGGATTGGCGATAAAGAGGAAGAGGCCTTTATCTCCGGCAACGGTTCAAGCAAGCCCACAGGCATTCTCAACGCTACCGGTGGTGGCGGAGTAGGTGTTACTACGGCTGGCGCGACCGCCATCGTTGCGGATGAGCTTATTGACCTCTTTTACAGTTTGAAAGCGCCTTATCGCAAGAATGCGATCTGGGTGTTGAACGATAGCACCATCAAAGCAATCCGCAAGCTCAAAAACGGCGATGGTACCTACCTCTGGCAGCCTGCCATCAAGGATGGCGAAGTGGACAGCATTCTTGGTCGTCCGTACTTCACTTCCGCATATGCACCCACCATCGCTGCTGGGGCTAAGTCCATCATCTTCGGCGATCTGAACTACTATTGGATCGGCGACCGTCAGGGCATTTCCTTCAAACGACTCAACGAGCTCTATGCTGGGAATGGTCAGGTAGGGTTCCTTGCATCCAAGAGACTCGATGGAAAGACCGTACTGGCTGAAGCTATCAAAGTGCTTCAGCAGCACGCGTAAGGCGGTGCGGTATGAGCTATAACACAAAGAACTATACCGAACAGGGCGGTGAGAAAACCATCATAGGCGGTACACTCGAAATCAAGGAGGGAGCCTCGGTAACGGGGCTTCCTTCCTCTTTTACTCCTGCTGCAAACCAGACGGACAGCACCGCGACCACAATCGCTTTGCTGAAGGAAGATTTCAACGCTCTGCTTGCGAAGCTAAAGGCCGCAGGGCTTATGGCGGCGGACTCAGTTGAGTAATTGAGAGGAGGCGGCGAAGATGCCAATAACAACCCTACTTGATAAGGTCAAAGCCAACTTGATTGTCGAGCATACCGCAGATGACGCTTTGATTCAGTCATACATCCTCGCCGCCGTGTCGTATGCCGAAAGCTATCAGCATCTGGCGGAAGGGTTCTACGAAGAAAACCCAATGCCACCTACAACGGAGCAGGCCGTCGTGATGCTGTCGTCCCATTTCTATGAGTCACGGGACGGCGGCACCGGCGGCTTTTTTGCAGATAATCCGCAGGCGGCGCAACAGACATGGAACACGGTCAATCTGCTTTTGCGGCTCGACCGGGACTGGAGGGTGTGACATGAGTTTCGGAAAAATGAACACCTTTATCGACATTACGGCGGTCACGAAAGTCAAGGATTCCGAGGGTTTTACGGTCGATACCGAATCGATACTCGCGTCCGTCAGAGCGTACCGGGAAGGTCGCCACGGAACACAGAAATGGGCAAACCTTGCCGCGTTCTCCGAAGCGACCGACCTCTTCCGCTTTCGCATCATCCCCGGTGTTACGGTTACGACCGAGCATTTCATCGTTTGTGAGGACGGTCGTTTTGAAATAACCTCCGTTGAGGATGTCCGGGGTCGCGGGATGTATACCGAGGCACTGGCGAAAAAGGTGGTGAGTACGATTGGCAAAAGCTGATATCAAGATGCCGGATGAGTTTCTCGAACGGCTCTCCCGCCTTGGCGGTCGTACAGACGCGGTTGCGGAAAAGGTACTGGAAGCTGGTGGCGCGGTCGTACTGGAGTCTGTCAAAACCAAGCTGTCTGCCGCTGTCGGTAAAGGTACAAAGTATAAGTCACGCAGCACGGGCGAACTGGAAAGTGCGATTGGCTTGTCTCCCGTAAAGCGAGACAGGGAAGGCAACTCCAACATCAAGATCGGATTTTCCGAACCGCACTCCGGCGGCGTTACCAACGCGCAGCTTGCCAATATGCTCGAATACGGCAAAAGCGGTCAAGCCGCACGTCCGTTTCTGAAACCTGCAAAGAAAGCGTCCAAAGCCGCTTGCGTAGAAGCCATGCAACGGAAGTTCAGCGAGGAGGTCGATGGAATATGAGTGTTCTTGCTGATATACAGACGGCACTTGCTCCGCTGCTGATACCCGTGGAAACCGGCGCATATACCGCTGCGGCTCCTGATAAGTACATCGTCGTTGTTCCGCTTACGGACTCTTTTGAACTGTTCGCAGACAACGCGCCGGGGTACGACGTGCAGGAAGCGCGGCTCTCGCTCTACGCCAAAGGCAGTTACACAACGGAGAAGAACGCCGTTGTCCGTGCGCTGCTTAATAACGATTTTACGATAACAGACCGACGCTATGTCGGATACGAAACTGACACCGGCTACCACCACTATGTCGTGGATGTAGCCAAGCACTATGAAATGGAGGATTAACCTATGGCAACGATTGGTCTTGACAGACTGTATTATTCGAAAATAACCGAAGCCGCCAACGGTGACGAAACATACGCCACCCCTGTGCAGCTTGCAAAAGCCATCTCTGCGGACCTCTCCGTGGAGCTCGCGGAAGCGACGCTGTATGCGGACGACGGTGCGGCGGAGATCGTCAAAGAGTTCAAATCCGGCACTCTTTCGCTGGGCGTGGACGATATTGGCGCATCGGTCGCTTCCGATCTTACCGGGGCGACCATCGACGACAATCATGTCGTGATCTCCGGCAGTGAGGACGGCGGCGATCCTGTGGCGATTGGATTCCGGGCGAAGAAAGCGAACGGGCGCTATAAGTATTACTGGCTGTATCGCGTGAAGTTCGGCGTTCCCGCTACGAACCTCGCCACAAAGGGCGACAGCATTACCTTTTCCACACCCACGATTGAGGGAACCATCCTGCGCCGGAACAAACTGGACGGGAATGGCAAACACCCCTGGAAAGCGGAAGTTACCGAGGGCGACGCTGACGTCGCGGCAACAACGATCACCGGCTGGTATACGCAGGTGTATGAACCAACCTTCACGGCTGAAGTATAAGGAGGAGCGAAAATGGATACGGAACGCACAGCATCTATCATGATTGGCAATGAGCCGCATACGCTGCTCCTTACGACCAAAGCAACAAAGGAAATCGCTGGACGCTACGGCGGGCTTGAAAACCTCGGCGATAAGCTGCTCAAAAGCGAGAACTTTGAGATGGCTCTCGGCGAGATCGTGTGGCTGATCACGCTCCTCGCCAATCAGAGCATCCTCGTCCACAACCTGAAAAACAAGGATGACGCGAGGGCGCCTCTCACCGAGGACGAAGTGGAACTCCTCACCACTCCGTTTGACCTCGCAGGATACAAGGTTGCTATCACGGAAGCTCTGTACAGGGGGACAAAGCGCAACATTGAAAGCGAGTCCGACCCAAAAAACGCGCAAGTCGGGTAACAGACGAGGAACTGTTCACCCGGCTTCTTTATTACGGTGTCAGCCTGCTTCATCTGTCAATGGACGAAGTATGGCTGACGCCGTTTGGCTTGCTGCTGGATTTGTGGGAATGCCACAAACAGTATAACGGCATGGCGCGGCCCAAACGCACGGTCTATATAGATGACATTATCCCGGACGGATTTTAAGGAGGCAGCGACATGATTGAAATCAGCAACCGAAAAATGACGATCCCTTATGCAGATAAAAACCTCGGCTATGAAGGTGACAACGCCGTTGCCGTGCGCGTGTTCAGCGTATCCGATCTTACGCTGTCGGACTATGTTTTCAAACTGGATGTGTGCAAGAGCAATGGCGAGACAGGCGTTGTGCTGCCGGAAAAGGTCGTAGGCGAAGACGCGATTCTGCTGACATGGACGCTCATGGCGAATGAACTGGACGCACCCGGCGCTCTTGTTGTACAGCTTCGCGCCTACAACGAAAGCGGCACGGAAGTGTGGCACAGCGGGAAAGGCTCGTTCATGGTCGGAACATCCATCAACGCGCCCGCAGCGTTTCCATCGCCGCTTCCTTCGGAGTTTATGGAGTTCGAGCGGCGCGTTACCCAGGCGGTAGCGTTGGTCGAGGAGGTTTCCGAGCATATCGGCGATATCGCAACCGGCGCGGACGGACAGGATGGTCAAGACGGGCAGGACGGTGTATCCGTGACCGGCGCCGCTGTGAACGAACAAGGCCGACTTATCGTCACGCTATCCAGCGGCGTCAGCATCGACTGCGGCAATGTCGTGGGTCCTCGCGGTCTGGACGGGCAGCCGGGAGTCGATGGGCAGCCGGGCTTGGACGGTCAGCCCGGCGCGGATGGACAACCGGGTGCTGACGGCCAGCCGGGCGCGGACGCTGTCGTGGATTATGACGCGATTAGCGCCACGCTCTCCAGTATGCTGAACGCTAAACTACAGAGCGTAGGCGCGCTCCCAGCCGAGCCGGTCGCGGATGTTATCTACTTCATACGGGAGTGATGCGGTATGGCAATCATCAATTTCAACGGCAGGGCGCACAATGCCGTATTCTACGGCGCGGATGCGATCAAAGAGATCTATCAAGGAAGCACATTGTTGTGGCGGAAACCGTCGAGCAACGTGCTTTCTCTTGTTACGGGTGAATGGACGGCATACGGCGTGAGCATCGCAGTGGACGAAACCGGCGCGGTCACATTGAACGGAAGAACATCAACTACTTCTTTGTTCGTTCGACTTACAAACAGTTATGCGGCGGGGACGACGTCCACTTTGATTGCGGATTCGGTCAATACGCTTATCCCCGCCGGGAAGCGAATTCGGTTCTCCATCGAACGAATTGACGGCGCATTTGCAGAAGTACCTGATTCGCTCAACGTCGTTCTGCGCGACAAGAGCAATACCGTGCAGTTCAACTGCAAACTGGCAAACGACATTTTCACGCTGGAAGGCATGACTCCTGTGGATATCAGCTGTTTAGCGATTTATGTACGGAATACAGCGGTGTGTTACGACTTCAAGTTTCGACCGAGTATTCAGATTTTAGATTAAACGTGATTCATCGAAGGAGGTGAAAGCATGGCGGATGATTTCGGCTTGAAAATCGGGCTGGAAGGCGAAAAAGAGTTCAAAAAGGCGCTGTCGGAAATCAACCAGTCCTTCAAGGTGCTGGGCAGCGAAATGAAACTCGTTTCCTCGCAGTTCGACAAAAACGACTCGTCCGTGCAGGCGCTCTCCGCACGGAATCAGGTGCTGAATAAGGAAATCGAAGCGCAGAAGGATAAAATCGGTACTCTGCGACAGGCGCTTGAAAACGCCGCGACCTCCTTTGGTGAAAATGACCGACGCACCCAGGCGTGGCAGATTCAGCTGAACAACGCGGAAGCCGCGCTCAACGGCATGGAGCGTGAACTCGAACAGAACAACGACGCGCTCGATAAGGCGGGTAAAGAGTTCGATGACGCGGGAGACCAGGCGGACGAGTTTGGCGATGAGGTTGAGGACGCCGGAAAGCAAAGCGACGACGCCAGCGGTCGGTTCGATAAACTCGGTTCGGTCTGCAAAGCGGCTGCCGCCACGATTGGCGCGGCGTTTGCCGCCGTGTCAGCCGCCGCTATCGCCGCTGGTAAGGCGCTTGTCGATATGACTGTCGAGGGCGCGGCCTATGCAGACGGTGTGCTGACCACCGCGACGCAGACCGGCATCGCTACAGACAAACTGCAAGAGTATATGTACGCGGCGGAACTCATCGACGTTTCCACTGAAACGCTCACCAAGAGCATGGCCAAGCAGATCAAGTCCATGAAAGGTGTACAGGACGGAACAAAGCTGTCGGTCGAAGCATACGACAAACTCGGCGTTTCCGTTCTTAACGCCGACGGCAGTATGCGCGACAGCGATACCGTGTACTGGGAGGTCATTGACGCACTCGGTCAGATGGAAAACGAGACCGAACGCGATGCCCTCGCTATGCAGATTCTCGGTAAATCCGCGCAGGAGTTGAATCCGCTCATCGAAGCGGGTTCCAAGCGCATGGACGAACTGGGCGACGCGGCGCGAAAAGCCGGGTATGTGGTCAGCGAAGATATGCTCAACGCATACGGCGCTCTCGACGACCAGCTTCAGTACCTTTCTGTCGGTGCTACGGCGGCGAAGAATGCGCTCGGTACCGTGCTTCTGCCTATACTGACCGACCTTGCGGGAGAAGGCGTCGATCTTCTCGGCGAGTTCACCAACGGTATCCTGGACGCGAACGGTGACATAGGGAAAATATCCGACGTCGTTGGCGATATACTGCCCAAGGTCCTGACGAAGGTCATGGAGTATGTGCCGGAACTGTTGGAGGTGATCGGCGAGATCGTCGGTTCGCTGGGACAGGCTATCGTGGATAACCTTCCGCAGATAGTAGATTCCGCGAGTCAGATCGTGTTCTCAATACTGGAAGGCTTGATCGCCGCGCTGCCGCAGATATCGGCCGGTGCTGTCAAACTGATTCTCGCGCTTGTGGAGGGGCTGATCGGTGCGCTGCCGCTGATCGTGGAAGCGGCGATTCAGGCGGTCGCTACGCTTGTAAAGGGCATTGCCGACGCGCTCCCGCGCTTGATCCCGGCAGCGGTACAGGCGGTAACCACGCTTGTTCAAACGCTTATCGACAATCTGCCTCTGCTGCTGGATGCGGCGTTGCAGCTTGTTATGGGGCTGGCGCAGGGCATACTTGACGCTATCCCCGTGCTGATCGAAGCCCTGCCTGCGCTGATTCTGTCGATTATTGACTTCATTCTCGCGGCTATTCCGCAGATCATAGATGCGGGTATCCAGCTTCTCACCTCGTTGGTAGCGGCTCTGCCGGAGATAATCGTGGCTATCGTGGAAGCGATACCGCTCATCATCGACGGTATCATCACCGCTGTGCTGGACGCCATACCGCTCATCATTCAGGCGGGAATCGACCTGCTCATCGCGCTCATTCGGGCGCTGCCGCAGATTATCACGACCATAGTAAAGGCGATACCGCAAATCATCTCCGGCATTGTGGACGCTTTGATCGGAAATATCGACAAGATCATCATGGCGGGTGTCGAACTGTTTGTCGCGCTCATTGAGAACCTGCCCACCATTATCGTGGAGATCGTGAAAGCGGTGCCGCAGATCATCAAGGGTATCGTGGAAGCGTTCGGTTCACTCATGTACAAGATCGTGGAAATTGGCGGCAACATCGTAAAGGGGCTTTGGGACGGCATCAAGAGCCTTGCCTCGTGGCTGTGGAACAAGGTGTCCGGCTGGATTTCCAGTATATGGGACGGCATCTGCGACTTCTTCGGCATTCACTCGCCCTCCAAGGAAATGGGCTGGGTCGGTGAAATGCTTGTGAAAGGTCTCGCCGGTTCCATCGAGGACAACGGCGATGAAGCGGTAAAAGCTGCCGAAGCCATGAGCGACGATATCAACGGCGTAATGAAGGGACTTGCCGACGATATGCAGTCCGGCTTATCAACGGACTTCTCAGTCAATGGTACGGCGTCGGTCAACGGCACGTCGGGCGGACTTGCGGCAGTCGTCGCGCTGCTCGAAAAGTACCTGCCGCAGATGGGTAATTATCAACTGGTAGCCGACACGGGCGCGGTCGTTGGATGGCTTGCGCCCGTTATGGATGACGCGCTCGGTACAATGCAGCGCAGAAAGGAGCGATTCCTGTGAGTTATATTCTGTTCGGCAACAAAAGCACGAAGACCGATTACGGCTTCATCGTCGCTCCTTACTTCATCCCCATGCCTGTGGTACAGACCAGTTTTGTGGAGATACCCGGACGCGACGGAACGCTCGACCTTACCGAAGGGTTCGGTCTTGTTCGCTACCTTGACCGGGCTATCACGCTCACGCTTTACGCGGTCGCGCCGTATGAGCAGGCGGTCAGCAGCTTTGTAAACGATGTCCACGGGCGGCGGCTTCAGCTTGTGTTCGACCGCGACACTACTTTCTATTATTTAGGTCGCGTCAGCGTGGATGCACTGGATAAGCACGATGGGTACTGCGCCATAACGGTCAATGTGACTGCGGAGCCGTACAAGTATAAGCGGACGGTAACGACGGTCACGCGCACGGGCAACGGAACGGCGTCGCTGGCGAACCTCCGTATGCCTGTTGTGCCGGAAGTGACCGCCAGCGCGGAGGCAACGCTTGTGTATCAATGTGGCGGTGTGCCTACTACGACCGTAATTGCGGCGGGCACGCATTTAGTACCGACGTTACTGCTGGAAGCCGGAACGAAAACTGTACAGGTGACCACGACCGGGGAGGTCGTCTTTTCATATAGAGAGGGGGCGCTGTAATGTTTACAGTCTTCAGCGACAATGCGCTGTTGTACGACCCGCGCCTGCCGGAGTATGTTCTCACCGAGCCTGTGCTGTCGCTGGCAAAGAACGAACCGGCGCGGCTGTCGTTTGGTCTGCCGAATACCAATCCGAACATCGGCTCAGTCGCACGGCTTCAAAGCCAGATCAAGGTCTATCGTGACGAAACGCTCGTGTTCCTCGGTCGTATTATCGAGGACGATGTTGGACTGAACCATAAGCAGACCTATATCGCCGAAGGTGCGCTTGCTTATCTGCTGGACAGCGTTCAGCGGCCGTACAGCTTTGACGGCTCGGTCGCGGCGCTCTTCACGCAGCTACTTACGACACATAACGCGCAGGTGAACGTGGCGCAACGGCTCGGCGTGGGAAACGTGACGGTCGAACCCGATATCACGATAACAGCGTCGTCCGATGAGTATACGTCCGTATGGGCTGCGCTGAAGGCACAGCTTATCGATGTTTACGGTGGATATCTGGTACTCACGTTCGATGTGGACGATCTGCCCGTGTTGAACTATCTTGCCGAGCCGCCCGATACGGCTACCCAGCATATCAAGTTCGGTGAAAACCTCATTGATCTCGCCGTCACCCGAAACGCCGATGAAACCTACACGGCGTGCATCCCGCTTGGAGCGATGTTAAGCGAGATAGACGAGAATGTGGAAAGCGACGAACGGCTCACGATTGCCGACGCGAATGGTGGGCTGGACTATCTTGTGGATTCCGAAAACGCCGCGCTTTACGGAGTCATCTTCGCGCCCGTCGAACTGACCACGTTTGAGGATGAGAGGAATGCCACCTATCTTAAACAGAGGGGCCTTTCCTGGCTGTCCAACACGGGTCTGCGGCTCAAGGAAAGCATAACGCTGACCGCCGTTGATCTCCACAACGTCAACGCCGACGTTGAAGCGTTCTCCTTCCTCGACCGGGTCATCGTGTCGTGCGGCGACATTTGCCCGGAAAGTGAATTTGTGTTGTCCGGTATGGAGATTCCGCTCAACAATCCCGCCAGCACAAGCATCACGCTGGGCGATACACGCCCGTCCTTAATCAGCGATAACGCGGTGCAGAAAGCGTCGGCCGCAAAGCGGCTGGAAACCATTGAAGCGGACTATGTGACGGGTCAGGATGTTATGGCGATCACGACGGATCAAATCGTGAACAATACGACCATTCTCCAATCGGCGCAACAGATCATTCTGTCCGCGCTGGAGGATTTTGTGCGTACAGCGGATTATGAGAGTTTCCAAAGCAGCGTTCAGACGACGCTCTCCATTATGGCGGGAACGATTGAAGCCAACTTTTCGGAAACGACCAGCGAGATTACCACAATGAACGGCACGGTATCGCAGCAGTTTGAAACCATACGCAGCTTTATCCGGCTGATCGCATCCGGCATCGTTATCGGTGAGAGCAATTCTTCAATAAAGCTGAAGCTGGAAAACGATGTTTTGTACTTCTTTTCCGGGCAAGAGGATACCGTCGCGCCGGAAAACGCGCTGGCGTATTTCTCCGCTGGCAAACTCTATGTCAACAACGTGGAAATACTGACCTCGATGCGTATCGGGCCGTTTGCGTGGGTGCCGGAGAGCGATAACCTGAACTTTAAACTGATGGAGGCGTGATATGGCAAACTGGATCAACGGCGCGATCAACAGCGGCTATACTGCAGTCAGCGGTTCTCTGACCGGGGCGGCTAATTCCAAAGTCGCCTGCTGGGTCGAGTATCGGCTGATTTCGCAGTCTATCGTCAGCAACACCAGCACGATCCGCCTTTACGCATACATTGCAACGGCGCAGAACACCTCTCAATACTGGACGTACTGGAATAATCACTCCGGCGATTCTCGCGGTATGTTCAAAATATATGCGGCGGGCAGTCTTGTGTACGAGCGGGTCAATCGAGGTTTTGCAACATCGAACATACCTACTCCCTCCGACTTCACCACGCAGTACGAGACCGAATACGTCAATGCGGAAGGTCGCAAGTTTCTTACCGTATTGACTGACAACGCTTCGACCAGAGCGGCGGCATACGGTGATTTCACGATTGCGCATAACGCCGACGGTACCCGCCAGTTTACGCTCTCGTTCAATGGCGACTTTAGCATTGCGTCATCGTTCGGAACGGCAAGCGGGTCTGTCACGATTCAGTTACCGACGATTCCACGAAGCACGGTCCCCTATGTGGGAAGCGTGACGCTTGGAAGCGCAGCTACTATTTCGATATATCCCGCTTCCTCGTCGTTTCGGCATACATTCCGTGCGCAGTTCGGCAGCCGCGCTCAAACCACGATCGCCACCTTGACCAGCGCGACTTCCATCTCATGGACGCCATCTCTGGCGGAAGCGAACGCGGCGCCTAACGCAACGACCGTCGCCGGTACGTTATATTGCGATACATACTCCGGCAGTACGCTGCTCGGAACGTGCGCGATCAGCGTGTCGGCGGCTATCCCCGCAAGTGTAACGCCTACTCTGACATACACAATGTCGGAAGCAGTCAGCGGCATTGCGTCGCGTTTCGGCGCGTATATCCAGGGCAACTCTAAACTGGCTGTTTCGATAACACCCTCCGGCGCTTACGGGTCGACGGTCTCATCGGTCACTACGACCGTCAACGGAACGACATACACCACGACTTCGTTTACCACAGCGGTTCTACAGAGCGCGGGATCACAAACAATGCGAATAACGGTGAAGGACAGCCGCAATCGCACGGCGACATATACAGCCAGCTTCTCCGTCACCGCATATGCCGCTCCGAAGCTGACGAACGTTGCAATCTACCGCTGCAACAGCAATGGAGCGGCAAGCCATACTGGCGCGTATATGTCCGTCACCTTTACGGGTCAGGTGACCAGCTTAAACAGTCGTAACACGGTTGCCTTCGCCGTTGGGTATAAGCTGAAAACGGCAAGCTCCTATACGAACACAACGCTCGGTACAAGCGGTTACTCAGTCAGCGGGACATTTATCGTGGGCGGCAGTCTTTCCAACCAGGCGGCGTATGACATTCGTCTTGGCGCGACAGACTTTTTCTCCACGACCTACGCCTATTCCGACATCTCCACGGCGGACACGATACTGTCCATCCGCAATAACGGGCTTGGCATGGCGATAGGAAAGGTATCCGAAGCGAATAAGTTTGAGGTCGGCTGGCAGGCACAGTTCCACGAGGACGTCCAGTTTGACGGCGACGTCAGCTTCTCCTCGCTGGGCTGGTTACTCGATGTGATATTCCCGATAGGGTCTATCCGCATGACGACCACAACGACCGGCGCCGCAAACTTTCTCGGCGGGACATGGGCACAATGGGGAACGGGTCGAGTGCCGGTCGGCGTCAATACATCGGACTCAAACTTCAATACGGTGGAAAAGACGGGCGGCGCGAGTACAGTCGCGTTATCGACAGCGCAACTGCCGTCTCATGGACATACCGTGACTGGCTCGGTATCCGTTGGCTATGAAGGGTCGCATACCCACAGAGGATCAACAGGCGCGTACAAGGTTGGCAGCGGTTCGGGTTCGTCTTATTACTATATGACCAATAACGGCGCGACCAACGGGCAGACCACGGGTGCAGGCAGTTCGCATAACCACTCCGCTTCCTTCTCCGGCTCTGCCGGAAACACGGGCAGCGGCTCAGCGCATAACAATCTGCAGCCGTACATCACCTGCTACTTCTGGAAGCGCACAGCGTGAACTAAAAAGAAGAAACCCTCAAACTGTCGTTGTTGTACCAGTTCGAGGGTTTCTGCCTTTTGTACCTTTTCTTGCTTTCGACTTTCCGCGTTACCGGGCTGATTGCGCCCCATGTTTCGCGTCGGAGGTCGTTTTGCGCTTTTTGCGCCTTTTTGCTCAGTTTTTCTTTCGAGATGAATCGAGCCATGAATACCACTTCCTTTCGCCCCACCATTATAGCGGGTGACGAAAGAAAAAACAATTTGTATGGAGGGAAACAACATGAACACTATTTGGAACTGGCTCCGCGGGGCGTTTGCTGCTGTCGGAGCGGGGCTTGGGTACTTCCTTGGCGGCTGCGACGGCTTCCTTTATGCGCTGATCGCGTTCGTGGTCATCGACTACCTCACGGGCGTGATGTGCGCCGTTGTGGACAAAACGCTGTCCAGCTCGGTCGGGTTCAAGGGCATTTTCCGAAAGATTCTCATCTTCGTAATGGTGGGTATCGGACACACCCTTGACGCACAGGTTCTCGGCGGCGGCGATACGCTTCGCACGGCTGTCATCTTCTTCTACTGCGCCAACGAGGGGCTGTCGCTGATCGAGAACGCCGGACATCTCGGACTTCCCATCCCCGAAAAGCTGAAAGGCATCCTCGCCCAGCTTCATGACCGCGCAACCGATACTACGGACAAGGAGGACAGCGATGGCAAATCTGAGTAAGTTTATTGACTATCTGCATGAGCAGGTCGCAGCCCACAGCATTTATGTTTGGGGCGCACAGGGTCAGCAGGGAGCGGCGATCACCGAGGCGTGGATCAAGCGGCGCGAAACCAGCACAACGAACGCCAACCGTGCGATCACGTTCTGGAAGAAGCAATGCGCTGCCGGATACGGGGATGTGCTGCGCGCTTTCGACTGTTCCGGGCTGGGCGTGTACTTTCTGTTGGAGAACGGGCTGATTAAGTCCGATACCAATGCAAACGGCTTTATGGGACGGTGTAAAAAGATCGCCAAAGCCGATCTGCGCATCGGTGATTTCGTGTTCAAGACCAATAGCGAAAGTCGTGCTACCCATATCGGGTATGTTGCCGATAACGACCTAAACGTCATCGAAGCGAAAGGCCGCGATTATGGTGTAACGAAATCCGCGCTGAAAGGCTGGGATGTTTATGGCAGACCACCCTATTGGACGGAAGTGGAAGTCGCTGAACTTCGAGGTGTCGAACAGCCCACGGTCAAGCCGGAGGGCTTTGTTTTTACCCGTGTGTTAAAGTATGGCGTTCGCGGCGACGATGTCTGCGAACTCAAAAAGCTGCTGGCTGCGGCTGGATTTGGTGGGCTGACCCTCACCAATAAGAACTACTACTCCAGTACCCGAAAGACTGTAAGAGCATATCAACAGGCAAACGGGCTGGATGTGGACGGCAAAGCAGGTAAACAGACCATCACATCTCTCAATGGTATCTGGGGCGCGTGACGCCGTAGATATAAATCCCCTTTCATACCCGCTGGGCTTTTTTGCCTGGCGGGTACTTTTTTTGTTTTTGGGGCTTAACTTTCCGCCGGTTCGTGGCCGTATATTGAGGAAGCACCCCAGGGGAGGAGACAGCTGCAATATGACGGAATCGGAAAGGATTAAAATCAACGAACTCAGTGCGGAGGGCCTTGGGTACCGTCGTATTTCTGCGGTGACAGGCTTATCGCCCAATACTATCAAATCATACTTGAAACGACATGGAAGTGAGCTCGCAATCCTGCCTGCCCAAACAGGATGTGAGTGCAAGCGATGTCACCGACCGATTCAACAAACCCCGCACAAGAGGCAGAAAGTATTCTGTTCTGATGCCTGCCGTATGGCATGGTGGAACGCGCACCCCGAAAAGGTACAACGGAGAGCGAACCATACACTCTGCTGCGAACAATGCGGGATAACGTTTATTAGCTACAGCAACAAGCAGCGGCGCTTTTGCTCACGCGCGTGCTATGCAGAGTACAGAAAGAAGGGAAGTGCAAAAAATGAGCTTGTTTGAAGACCAGGTTGTCTTATATCAGTTGGCTTTGAGCCTGGCTAAAAACATGGTGGATAAAGGCATCATTACGGCCGAACAATATGCCACAGTTGAGAGCATTTTTGCTGAAAAGTACGGGCTTTTTTCAAACAGTATTTATCGTTAAATGACTGGATAATAAGTGGATTCAGAGGTAATATGACACCTACCAAAAGGAGGTGCTTTGATGGAAAAAGTCATAGAGCGGGTGCAATTCTACACGCATCCTTGGGAAAAGCAACAGCGCGTCGCCGCATATGCCAGGGTGTCCTCCGGCAAGGACGCGATGCTGCATTCGCTTTCCGCACAGGTCAGTTATTACAGCGACCTCATTCAAAGGCAGCGTGGCTGGCTGTATTGCGGCGTCTATGCCGATGAAGCGATAACAGGGACAAAAGACAGCCGCGAAAACTTTCAACGGCTGCTGGACGACTGCCGTGCCGGGGAAATCGACCTCGTCATTACGAAGTCTATATCCCGCTTCGCACGAAATACAGTCACACTGCTGCAGACGGTGCGCGAACTGAAGGATATAGGCGTTGACGTGTTCTTCGAAGAGCAGAACATACACACGCAAAGCAGCGAAGGCGAACTTATGCTCACGATCCTTGCGTCATATGCGCAGGAAGAGAGCCTTTCGGTTTCCGAAAACTGCAAGTGGTACTGGCGGCAGCGCATGAAGAACGGGCATATAGTCGGTTTGCGCCGAATGTTTGGTTACGACATAAAGCGCGGCGTCATATCGGTAGACCCCGTGGAAGCGGAAATCGTAAGATGGATTTTTGCGGAGTACATTTCAGGCGGTTCGACATTGGGCATCGTTCGGTCGCTTGAAGGCGCGGGAGTTCCTACGGTGGCTGGCGGCAGGTGGAACGACTCACGGGTACGCGACATCCTCAAAAACGAGAAGTACATCGGCAATGCGCTCCTTCAAAAGAAATACGTTGCCGACCATCTCACAAAACGCCTGGTTCGCAATCACGGCGAGCTCGCCCAGTATTATGTCGAAGGAACGCATGAAGCAATTATCGACCCCGACACGTTTGAGCAGGCGCAACAGCGAATGGCTGAGAACACGAAACGATGCAATGTCCAGAAGCCGACGACGGCACGGTATCCGTTTTCCGGCATGATCGTTTGCGGGAACTGCGGTAAACACTTCGGTCGAAAGACTACGCACGGACGCATTTCATGGCAATGCATGACCTTTCAGTTTGAGGGGAAAAGCGCCTGCCCTGCCAAGCAGATACCCGAACCGATGCTGTTTGCGGTCTGCTGCCAGGTGCTGGGTATCAATGAGTTCGACGAGCGCGTTTTCGCCGCGCAAATCAGAGAAATTCGAGTAACCGCGCCCAATGAACTGGAGTTTACCTTTTCGGACGGGCATACGGAAACGCGCGTATGGAAAGACCGCTCTCGAAGCGAAAGCTGGACGGATGAAATGAAACAAGCAGCATCCGAGCGGTCAAAGCATTTACATGAGAATAGGAGGAACGGTCAATGAGCAATAATCGGCAGAAAAGTGTAGCGGCCTATTGCCGAATTGGGCATGGCGATGGATTTGCCTTAACGCAGCAGATGAGCACCCTTCTCGCGTTTGCACCGAAGCATATCGGGCAGGAGATTTCATTCAAGTATTCTGATATATGCTCTGGCCGACCAAACCGAGGGAGTGGGCTGCATGAACTCATGGTGGCAGCACGGCATCGCCAATTTGATACGCTTATAGTTTACAGCGTGACCCGATTAGCGCGAGACCCAAGTCAAGGTCGAAACATCATAACAAAATTAGCAAGATACGGGGTTCGCGTGGTATCGGTACTCGATGATATTAGCACGCTTATGCTCCCGACGAATTGAGGTGATTATATGACAAATACAGCAAGAGCAGTAACGGTGATACCACCGAGCAAAGAAAGGTTCAGTCAGCGATCGATTCTCCAACCGCAGAAACGCCGCGTCGCGGCATATGCGCGCGTTTCTACGGACAGTGAAGAGCAACGAACCAGCTATGAAGCTCAAGTGGATTACTACACGCAGTACATCCAAAACAACAACGCTTGGCAGTTCGTCAAAGTTTATACGGATGAAGGTATTACTGCTACCAATACGCGCCACCGCGATGGGTTCAAAGAAATGATTGCCGATGCTTTGGCTGGGCGCATCGACCTCATTGTTACAAAAAGCGTCAGCCGATTCGCTCGAAATACGGTCGACAGCCTGGTTACCGTTCGGAAGCTCAAGGAAAAGGGTGTCGAGGTCTACTTTGAAAAGGAAAACATTTACACTCTGGACAGCAAGGGTGAGCTTCTCATAACAATCATGTCATCACTGGCCCAGGAGGAGAGCCGTTCCATATCCGAGAATGTGACTTGGGGCAAACGCAAGCAGTTTGCGGATGGCAAAGTCAGCTTCGCTTATAGCCGTTTCCTTGGATATGACCGAGGAGCGGACGGTATCCCTTGCATTAACGAAGCGGAAGCGAAAACGGTGGTCAGGATTTACAGACTCTTCATGCAGGGAAAGACTGCTTGCGGAATTGCACGGATGCTTACCTCGGAAGGCGTCCCAACACCTGCAGGAAAGGAAAAGTGGCAGACTGGGACAGTTGAAAGCATTCTGACAAATGAGAAATACAAAGGCGCCGCGTTGCTTCAAAAGAAGTTTACTACGGATTTTTTGCAGAAGAAAATGAAAGTTAATGAAGGTGAAGTACCTCAGTATTATGTCGAGAACTCACACGACCCGATAATCCCACCTGACGAATGGCAGAGCGTTCAGGACGAAATCCAGCGTCGCAAGGCGCTCGGAAAGAAATATACAGGGAACAGTATTTTCGCCTGCAAAATCGTGTGCGGGGACTGTGGTGAGTTCTATGGCTCAAAGGTATGGCATTCGACCGACAAATACCGCTCGGTCGTATGGCAATGCAATGCTAAGTTCAAAAACGAGAAAAGATGCCGAACGCCGCATTTAACGGAGGAAGTAATCAAATCACGCTTTGTCGCGGCATTTAACACTCTACTCACAAGACGCGAGATGCTGCTTGACCAGTGCCGCCTCATGCAAACCGCGCTCTCAGATAATTCTGTAACCGATGGAAAAATAGCCGAGCTTCAGCAAGAACTCGACATCGTCGGTGAACTAATACCGAAATGCATAGAGGAAAACTCCCGTACAGTACAAAATCAGCAAGAGTATACTTCGCAGTATGATGGACTGGTAGAACGCTACGAGAGAATACAAAAGAGACTTGCTGATCTTACCGATACGAGGGCAAGGAACAATGCAACGGCGGATGCCGTTGGTGCATTTATGTTCGAACTCTCTGAGCGCGAGATGCCCATCGATGAGTTCAACGACAGACTGTGGACGTCGGTTATAGACCACGTCACAGTGTACTCGGATGACAGGATGCAGTTTGCTTTTAAAGGCGGTATCCTTATCGAGGGATAGCGTTTTTCCCGCAGTAATGGCAGCGCCCTTCTACAGTTTCGTGAAATCGAACAGATAGTCCCTGTAGTTTTCTACCTTGAGAGAACGCTGATTTGCACCGCACGGAACAATTCGAAATCCCTCGCTCTCAAGCTTTTTCGCCTGGGTCTCCCGAGTGCATATTGTTCTGTTTGCCAGCATTCCGCGCATGGACACCTCGCGCCAAATAGGCGTCTTATCCCAAAATGGGTCATCAGTATTTGCCGAGTAGTCTATTCGAATATGGGAGACCTTGTATTTGTTCTCGAAATAGTGCTCAATATCGGCCATGCGCGTTAGCTTGCCAGTAGGAACCATCTGCAACAAGCCAACATATTCCGCCATAGAAATATACTTCGCAGGTTCGGCCGGAATTACAATCGGGTTGTTGCTCTTATCTGGTTCCTGCGTGTGATCTGCTTTCATTCTCGCATTGGCGGGGAGTTTAGCCTCAAATGGCAACCCGTTCTCTATCACCACGCGCGTTAGAAACATACGAATGGCGTTGGGCATATCCATGCCAATACTGTCCAAAACGTCTGTCGCGCGCTGCTTTAGCTCCTTATCGATTCGCACCTGAATAAAAGTCGGTTCTGCCATAAACTACCCCATATGATGTAAGAATAATTCTAACGCAATTATACGCTTTAGCCACAATTCGTCAAGCATAATAAAACCGATTTAGGTGAACAATCATGTGCGCTATTCCGGCGTCGCGGCACAGTCATTCTCTTCGTTGAAATACGAGTCGATATTGTCCCCATCATCAGAGATGCGTTGTTCTTCGTAGATGTCTTTCCATCGCAGTGGGTATTTGCACTTGCGATTATACTGCAAGAGCATTGCTTCGGAATAACCTAAATGGCCGGGGCGTCGCTCTTTTGCCGTTCTTGATATTTGTTTTGCAGATACGTCGCCCACCTTTTCCTTAAAAATGTCATCGCGCAAGTTATCACCGAACGTGGCTGCCAGCCGTGCTATGCCCTTGAGAATGTTTGCGGACAGGGAGAATGAATCACCTTCCCACGTTGCAATGCACAAGCGCAGGGTACGATCAAGCACATGATAACCGTATTTGTCGTAGATGAACTCCAACGAAGCAACAGCGCATATCTCATTGTTGCGCTTTTTTGTGCCAATCGTCAGAGAATAGGACTCGACCAGGTCACGAATGATAAGCTGCTTGTCGTTCCCTGCCTCTATGTTCGCTTCGAAAACCTCAAAAGGATTGAGAGCCTTAACGAATTTCATCTGATTGGCAAAAATATCTGCCTCATGCTCATAGTTCAGATCATCATAGATCATACACCAAACAGGTGTGTCCCTGGACCCAGAGACAAGTGCAACGATTTCTATGGTATGCTGTCCATTGAATACGTAATTGATTCCGTCCCTGCGGCTCACTTTTACAGGGTTTATCTGATACAGGTCAAAACTGTGTGCCGTGCGCTTAACGTGCTTCTCGGACAGATTGCGCTGGTAGTCCTGGTTCGATACCAGGTTTTTTATTGGTATCTGTTCAAAATGTACATTAGGCACATAACGGGAATAATCCTGCATGGGAGTTAGTCCTCCTTTATGATATCGAGTATTTCGGCGCCAGTTTCTATATGCGTTATAAGCACCTTTTCAAGATTCGCTTTAGCTGTTACAGACACCATAGAGAACTTCGTTTTCTCCTTGGCACGCTGAAGTGAACTCGTCCATGATGGTATGGTAAGCGCCAACCCGGTCAATTCAGCATCCGGGTCAAACGCGGGCAGGTCTTTGACGGATGGCCCGGCAGCCAATTCGTCTCTCGGTGCTTTGTTGGGCCTGCGCTTGATCTCCTGCCGAGACTTACTGTATTGGATGAATGGGTTTTGGTGTTCGCCCATCCTCTTGTTGATCCGCTTGATTTCTGCAGGCTCCAACTTCGATAATGCCACAAGATTTTTATGTGATATTTTATAGACGCCTGATAGGATTTTGGGTACTATCGACGGGTCTTTTGAGCCTATTACATCCAGCGCACGGCTGTAGATATGGTATTTTTCCACAGTGCCATGAGAGATATTGTTTTCTGCACCAATCCTATCCGCAGTTCGATTCTTCGTTTCCGGCTGGCGCGGCGTTTCAGGACCGCGATCGGGGTTGCTGAAATCTGGTATTATGAGCGGATACTGATTTCGACCTTTTGCATTGCGTTGTGTGATGACTATCTTTTCGGACTCATACTGTTTTCCGATCAAATACTTTCGCGTCTCTTCGGAGATATTCCGTCGACCAAGCTGGTTCGCACAGATCCAAGTGATCGCCTGGGCGCGGCTATCAAAATGCATCTCATGCACCGCGTATGGGATGTGCAGTCGATTGCAGATTTCATATCGATTATGCCCGTCGATAATACACCCATCCCACGTAATGAGCGGTTCACGGCAACCATCTGATTTTAGATTGGCTTCAAGCTGTGTGTATTCCTCCTTCCGAAGTGGTCGGATTAAGCTTTTAAATTCCGGGTCTATTCGGAGTTTTCTAAATTCTTTTGATTCCATACGGCTCTTGTTAGCTCTCGATTCGCTGCATAGTGTTGAGCGAAAACTGTGCTATCCTTTCCTTCGGATTTGCTTCGCCGATAAGCCTATAACTCGATGTTGGGTCATAATCCTTGATAATCTCCGCGAGTTTGACCATCAACACCATGCTGTAGCACTCGACACAGGCATCCGCATCAAAGTTCTGCGAGTTTACACGGTTTGCCGAGCCGCCTTTAATGGGATGATCCGAACCGAGTATGGCAATCAGCATTTTCTGTGGATTAATGAGAAACTGCACATACGCTGGGTCACCGATAAGGTGCAATGTATGCTTGTGGATGCGGACCCTGTTTTTTCTGCCGTCAAGGGTTATCATCGGACGCATTTCGCCTTGTTCATTCATTTGGCTCCTCCTTATTGTCTATAGACGTTGCAGAAGAAGGGAGCAGAACAGGTGATGTGGAGTCTGATACTTCGTGCACATCGCTCTTGGCGGCAGTTTTATTATCTTTTATCCCATATACAGCGTAGCCATCAAAGATGTTGATCTGCATGGAAGTACGATGTTCGCTAAACGGCAAGCCGAACTGATCCTGCCAGCCTTCAGGGAAAACGGGTTTGCGTGAGGTCTTCGGCTTCTCACCGTCTCTGAACGTCCGCTGGTAAACCTCTGTTGCCGAAAGGTCGAACGCTATGAGATACTCGCCGTTTGCATGAATGACCTTGCCAAGCATTTTATAACGGTAATCTGGGTTCCACTGCATCTTTGAAAAGAGCATGGCAAAAAACAGTTTACAGGTTACTTGCTTGACTTTTCTCTTTCCTTTTGTCTCTGTACACCACGGGAAAGCATCCCGTTCCTCTTCACGGCAAGGCCGGATTGCGAGTATTTTCGTATCTTGGTTGACCAGCGCCTGCACATAATCAACAGCCGGGAACTTGTTCAAGCACGCGCTGTTAACATAGACCTTGTAATTATTGAAGGTGATCGAGGGTTCAGTGAGATGCGCGAAGAACTCTCGGCGTACAACCTGAAAGCCATCATAATCAAAGTCGCTATTTAGTTCGATTACATCGTCAGCTTCCGGCGGTTGTGGTGATGGTACCATGTTCGATGATACAGCCTGGGTTGTCGCTCCCTCTTCCTGAAGCTCCGATAGCATATCCGAAAGGATACTGCTTTGTCGGGTGTTAGTCTGCTGTTCCATTATTTTCCTCCCTTGGTGAATTGTCGCTTAACTCCGAGCGGATGTATTGCCGTAACTCATCAAATCCCGTTACGCATAATCGGCGACCCGTTTCGTACAGCTGTCCTTCGACGCGAATCTTCCATTCCTCTTCGCTTTGAACTTCAACCGGCGAAAGTTCGTGTTGATGGACGTAGTACTGTTTGCCAAATGAGCTCGTCCAGTTTTCGGGTATTGCCCGGACACGTTTGCCGGATGAAACGAGCGGCTCAACGTTTTCATCCCCATCATGCTGGGTGCCATTAATGAGGGCAGGTCGGAGGAATGCTTCCGAATCACGGACATTAAATATATAGGCGGATTCTTCCTCGGTCTGATACAGAGCGCCGGTCGCCCGGTACTTGTACTCTCTGTTCCAGCCAAATAGGTCATATAGGTTATCCGAGAAAGCAGCTGCAGATATTTCCTTGGGCTGTGCAATGCGGTTAGATTGCTTTGACCACACCACAGAGTTCCTACAAGAATCAGCGGCGGGTCGTGCTGCAAATTGTTGTTTTCCCGGATGCACAAGTAGTTCCATCTTCGTTTGCTGGCCGAAGCGCCGCACACATTCGACGCTGAACTTGATTCGCTTATCTTGAAACGTCACATACGGGCGCCCGCGTGTATCAAAGAATTCAGAGCGAGTAATCTCAAAGCCCCGCATATCAAAATCTCCGGCAGCAACAGAAAACTGAACTGGTTCTTCTTCTACAGTGACTGCTACCTCCGGCTCCTGATTGTCACCATCTTGATAAACGCTTTCGGATGCTTGAAAGTAATCGCTGACTTCAAACCCGGCCCATCTGGGGTTAATGGACACAAAGCCCTTCAATAATCCACTGCCGATGACGCGCAGTTCCGGCAGGATGGACTTATTTCTATACTTGGAATTGTCCAACATATGCTGAACAGCTATATAATCATCTCTCGAGACAATACCTTCATGGTGATTCTTATATACGCTCTGAGGCCGATCTCCGCGATTCTTTCGTGATTTATGGTTGAGGTAATTGGGCGTAAACGTCTTTCTGGTCAGCACGTCACCGCAGTGTCGTTCATTACGAAGAACTTGAACAACTGAACTGGAAGTCCAGTTGACATTGCCGAGGTATGTTTTTCTCCCCAACTCTGTTAGAGCAGTGGCAATATCAGCTGAAGAATAACCGTACAGATACATAAAGAAGATGAGCTTTACTGTCGGCGCTTCCTCTGGATTGATTATTAGCTTTCCTTCCGCGTCTTGGGAGTAACCGAGAAGTTTGGGGGTTAACGGTATCCCGCCATCGAGACGCATCCGTAGGGATGTTTCCATGCTGCGACTTCTCACATGAGACTCTTCTTGAGCCATTGTCGCTTGAAAGGAGAGCGCCATCTGCGAGTCATCGTTGAGCGAAAAAATACACTCCGTTTCAAAGAATACGCCAACCGGGTGCTTTTGTTCTGCAAGCGAACGAACAATACCAATGCAGTCGGTGATGTTTCGGGAGAAACGCGACACACTTTTGGTAACAACCATATCAATCTTCCCAGTAGTACAGTCCAATATCATTCGATTGAACTCATCACGGTGCGCAAGCGATGTTCCGCTGATTCCCTCGTCCGCGTATATGCCGACAAGAGTCCAATTGGGGTGGCGAACGACAAAATCTTCGTAATACTTCTTTTGAAGCTCATAAGAGGTCGTTTGCTTCACACTGTCTGTTGAAACGCGGACATAAACGGCAACGCGTTGTGCGACATCGTTGTCGTAGTAATCAATTTGCTTCTTAGCCGGGATGAATTCATAGTTTTCCGGGTCAACCTTTACCGCATACCGCTTGCGGACATGGGCCTTCTCTTCCGCCTGCTTATCTTTTTTGTTATACATCGCTCAGGGCCTTCCTTTCTTCGGAAGGCACATCGGGCAATGGCGTCCAATCAGGAGAAGGTAAGAAGTCAGTGTCCTTCAAGTCATCCAAGTAATAGGAAGCCAGAGTAAACATATCCTCGGATATGAAGTATATGCCGACAGGCGGCTGCATTGTTGCAAGGATTCTCGCACAGAACGCAACCTCTACCGGCTTTTTTGAAATGTTGCTCACTTTTTGGGTGATGATGAGATCGACCTTCCCTTCAGAGCAATCAACGAGCAGCCGGGACCATTCCGGCGCTGTTTCCATATTGGGTGCAGATTGTCCCTCATCTATATAGAAACCGACAAACTCCCAGTTCAGGCAGAGCGCGAGAGTCTCTTCGAAATTGTGCTTGTGGTTTTCAAGATAATCCGTATGCTTGGTCTGATTGAAATAGCGGATATAGACGGCAACCTTGTATGGATGTTTCGGCAGAGGCCTTTCGTGGCGAATACTCTTCAGCCACGCTTTGTGCTGGGCAATACGCGAGTGCTGCGTTTCCTCAAGTTCTAAAGCGAACTCAAATGAGGGCATAACTTCTAATTCTGTTTGATTTGTTGTAGGTGCCAGCTTATCCATCAAATGCCTCCCAATATAGTGTCAACGGATAAATTATATAAGCTGGGCGTGATATTGGAATAAACCCACAGTCAAGTCCATGACCGTGGGTTTATAAACAACAAAAAAAGAGAGGAGCATTCGCCCCTCCGTCGTTACTCGATAAACTGGTTTGCCTTATGCATTTGTTCCTTAAACTGTCTGACTATCACAAATATTGACTCTATTTCACCTGGTGTGCAGTCGGTAAGTAGATCGTTGAGTTCTGATTGATAGAGTGCCTTGACCTCTGGAATGTCAGGTCGTAGCAGCAGGTCGGTTGAGACTTGCAGAGCCTCCGCAATTGCCACAAAAGTCGAGAGCTTCATCTCACGTTTGCCAAGTTCTAACTCACTGATCGATGGCAGAGCGATATGCGCTTTCGTTGCAAGGTCAGCCTGGCTCATACGCTTACTAACACGCAGCTCTCGAATTCGGGAGCCAATCTCTCGGCACATTTCTTTTGTTCTGTTTTCCATCGGCTCGCCTCCTTTTCTATAAGCTACGCATTATTTCTTGTGTAGATTTTATCAGCTACGCAATAAATGTATATGCGATACATCTTAACATTTAAGCCATGCCTTATAATTGTGACATCAATTTTTGGAGGTAATTGGCTATGGCACTAAACAAACAAGCAATCGGGAAACATATTCGGGAACTTAGAAAGAAGCGGAATATGTCTCAAGACAAACTCTCCGAGCTCATTGATAAGTCGCCGACCTACATGAGCTACATTGAGTGCGGTGCAAAGAACATGAACTTGGAGACCTTCGTGCGCATCGCAAACGTCCTCGGGGCCTCTGCTGACTCACTGCTGATAGAGAATCTATCCCGAACGCCTATTGCTGCAAGCCGTGAGATCACCGAGCTATTGTCTGATTGTACTGACTTTGAGAAACAGTTGCTTATCAGCATAATCAAGGCAGCTAAAACCGCATTGCGAGAAACAAAGCACAAGAAGTAGCTCTTCCATCCGTGATTATAGTGTGTGCACAGGGAAACGGAATATTCCTGCGGTGATGTAATTGACTGTGAGTTTATATCGGTCAACTACATTTTGAAGTGTTTACATTTTGGGCAAAACCATTTACATTTCCGCGAAATCGCAGACTTGCTAAAGGGTTTACTGTAGAATACCAATGTGGTGAGGTGAAGAAATGATTTACTATACGGGGGATATTCATGGGGACCCAACCCGTCCAATTCAGTTCTGTCGGGAGCATAAGCTCAAGAAAACCGACACCATTGTTCTGCTGGGGGATGTTGGCGCAAACTACTATGGCGACGCCAGAGACGCGATCGTAAAAAAGGCGCTTATGCGTGTATTGCCAACGGTTCTCTGCATACACGGAAATCATGAAATGCGGCCTTCTTCCATTCCATCGTATCATATGGAAGAGTGGAACGGCGGTCGTGTATGGGTTGAGGATGCCTATCCCAACTTGCTATTTGCGAAGGATGGAGAGATTTTCACTATAGACGGTATCAGGCACATTGTCATAGGAGGAGCCTATAGCGTTGATAAGCATTATCGACTACGTCGCGGGTATCACTGGTGGGCAGACGAGCAGCCCAGTGTGGAGGTAAAGGCATTTGTTTGACAACTTAGCGGATGCGGACGACTATATCCTCGATCCGAAAAGGCTGGAATTTGGTCGCATCTGTGACGAAATTTTCGCTGATGGCTGATCGGAGGGTATCATGATTCTGTTTACAGCGGACACGCACTTTGGTCACGCAAACATTATCCGTTTTTGCGACAGGCCGTTTACCGATATAGAAGCAATGAATGAGACGCTCATCGCCAATTGGAATCGCAAAGTGACGAACAGCGATACTGTATACATTGTTGGTGATATGTTTTTTCGTTGTCTGAATGCGGAGGAGATACTGAAGCGGTTGAAAGGAAAAAAGCGACTTATTACAGGAAATCATGATAGTACTTGGATGAAAAGTGTTGCTCTCGATAAATATTTTCTGAGCGTCAATCAATACCTGGAAACCACCGATGGTCAGCACACAATAACCTTGTGCCACTATCCGTTGCTTTCGTGGAACCATCAAAGGAAAGGCTATATGATTCATGGTCATATTCATAACGACAGGTCAATGGATTTTTGGCCACTCCTTGCCGCCAGAAGCAACGTGCTAAACGCCGGATGCGACATCAACGGATTCACGCCTGTGACCTTCGATGAGTTGCTCGAAAACAATGCTCGGTTCAAGCAGATAGCGGCGGAAAGAGGCTCGGTATGAGCCTCGTAACAGTTCAATTCCATTTGAACGCTGACCTCTATCATGAAGCTGAAGTGATTCTCGCCCGAGTTGGCTTAACGATGGAAGCGGCCTTGTTGCTATTTTTGGGAGAAACTGTGGCTCGTGGAACGATACCGTTTTCTTATACGGAAGAAGACGTCATAGCGGCAAAAGCGTTGACGATGGAGGAAGAAAATGATTTATGTGATGAGTGATATTCACGGCAACGCCAGAAGGTTTCGTTCCATTATGGAGCAAATCAATCTGCAAGCAGACGATACGCTGTATGTATTGGGCGATGTGATCGATAGGTTCCCGGATGGAATCAGAATACTCAGGTCGCTTATGCGCATGGGTAACGCGCATCTGCTGCTTGGAAACCACGAACACATGATGATGACCGCGATTGATAACCCGAAAGATACTCGCACGTTGGAGCTTTGGTATCGAAATGGTGGGCGCGTGACGCATGACTACATAAAGCACTTACGCAAGTCGATTCGGGCGGAAATATTTGACTACTTGAAAGCACTGCCGCTCAACGTTGATATCACTGTAAATGATACGGCCTATAAACTGGTGCACGGTGCACCGGTTGAAATGTTCGAGACACATGGCTGGAGATATTCGAACAAAACCGAATTCGCAGTTTGGTATCGATGGCGAGGTACTGAAAGCGTTCCTGATGGATATACGATGATATTCGGGCATACGCCAACCGAGTATTATCAATCTGACTATCCATTAAAGATATGGTTCGATGAGAACCGCATCGGGATAGATTGCGGAAGTGGGTATGCAGAAGCGCCACAAAGCGAATACGCATTTCAAGGCCGATTGGCTTGCCTCCGGCTTAATGATATGCAGGAGTTTTATTCTAAAGAAACGGAGATGATGCTCAATGGGAAAAAGGCTAACAGCGCCTAAAGTAAAGACCTACATCAATTGGCTGGGACACGTTCGATATCAGGAGTTCAATACTTATTTTACTTATGACGCAAGGACATATGAACTGCTTGATGAGATTTTTTGTCTATTAAACAGAATCACTCCCCTCCCGGATTCGGACAGAGGAATCCGCGAGCTATGGTTAAAAGCGGAGGTCGGCCCCATTGAAGACTTTGGTGATTATGAGGAACTCCATAACGAAGGGCAGATTGAAAACTACGAAGAGTTTGTGGAATGGTGGCAGGCCGAATATCCTTCTGAAGAAGTATGGTACAACTTCACTTCCATTGACGATACCGAAATCGGCTACCGAGGCATATTCGTTGGTAATGAGTTTGTGATAGAACAAGACCCGCGCAAGGGGAAAAGCCTTGAAAACGATATTTCAGAGTTTGTTGAATGGATTTTGGAATGCGTTCGGGAGTGCATACACGGAATCGAAAACGGTACATATAACGATATGATCGAGCGCGAACTACCCCCACAGCATCGTATTGGAACCATTGTCCGAAAAGAACTGTGGGACATCCTTCCCAAACTCAGAGAAGATTTCTTTTCTGAGATTACCGAGGCTGATGTCACCGAGTTCCTTGCGATTACTGCAGCGCAGGTCGATGATGAAAAATGCCCTGTACTCAGACTGCCGTGTTTTACTGCCAACGATTTCTATGAGTGTTGTTCTATCGGCTATAAAGCCATGGGTTATGATATTGAAGGAATGACTCCGCGTGAACAGTATGAACGGTACGCAGACGGCCGTGATGAAGGACTCGGAGAAATCGACGCAGACTCCCCGGAAGCCTTCTACGAATGGTACCATGATGAGGGTCGCTTTGGCGGGCACCCGTGGGAAGTATGCAGAGGGGGCAATTCTACGCACATCGATCTTTTTGTGAGTTGTTATGAAAAGGGTTATTACCTACAAGTTGCGGGTTCATCCGTTGGCCGCACAATGGAGGCAATCAAGTTCTTTCTGGCACTGCGCCGAGCGGGAAAGCCGGTGTGCTTATACCAAGCCAAGTTACTTGCAGCGCGCGTAAATGAAGCGGAGAAAATCGGCGTGGTGCCGGAAGGAATAATCCCCAGATATTGCTCATCAATGTTCCCAAATGAGAAGATCATATCATTCATGAATCTGCCATTTGAGAAACGCGACGAAGTTGCCGGTCATTGCGTTTGGCAGCCGTTGCACCGGGCTGCACTGATGTTGCCTTGATTAGCTGCGGTGATTTGACATGAGCTACGATATCAGATTACTCGACCCGGTAACAAGGGAAACCATAGAACTCGACGAAGTGCATTTTATGCACGGAGGCACATACACCATTGGTGGAACACGTGAACTTTGGCTAAACGTGACATACAACTATGGTTCATTATACCATCGTTCCGATGTCCTCGGTGAGAAGGGCATCCGAGCCATCTATGGCATGACAGGGGCTGATAGTATCGCTATGCTTGAAAAAGCTGCGTCTGCTCTGGGCGACGATGCTTCAGCAGATTACTGGCAGCCTACGGAAGGTAATGCGAAGCGCCCGCTGCTCCTGTTAGCGGCAATGGCGAAAATGCGCCCTGATGGAATATGGGATGGTGATTAGAGTGTTAAAAAGAGAAACGTTTGTGGATGCCATTGGAAAAATCAGAAAGCACGACACGCTTATGGATAAAGCAAACAAGGTATTTAGGGAGTTTGGTGACTTTGCACCGAGTCTCGACTTTGGCAGCTTGCATCTTGAGGCGTTGCTTGCCGTATTGAAAGATGCTATGAACGATGAATATGATTATATCTCATGGTGGTTATACGAAAACGTGGACCACATCGTTTCATGGAAGGAGGATGGACAGGAGATCAGCAGAGACCTAAACGATGTGAATGCTTTATATGACTTCCTTTCGGAAAAAGAGCCTATGGAAAAAGAAGCCTGACGGCTCCTTCGTTTTACACTATTTGTTGCTGAGTTCTTGGATCATTTTCAGCGCAGCATTCTTCTGTGAGGGTGTAAGCGTAACCCAATTATCGAAGAGTTCTTTGAGTTCTGGCGTCATTTCAACCATGTCGCCATCAGCGAAGAACTGCGACAGGGTGATGCCGAATCCCGAACAGATCGCTTCCAGCGTACTGATCGACGGGACGGTATTTCTCCTGAAAATGTTGGCAAGGGTTGATTCAGATAACCCGCACTCTTTCGACAGACGGTACTCTGTCCATCCACGCTCGTTGAGTAGTTGCCGGAGTCTCTCATGCGTATCCATTGCATCACCACCTTTCTAAACATTATTTTACCGTTCAGGTGAGATGCTTTATACGCAAGAGATGTACGGATAATACCGTTAATGTAAACGGTATTCTGCGGTTCATTTTAATGGAATTGCGCGTGGAACATACTACTATGTGAAAGGGATGATCCGATCATACTCAGAGCATTTTTCCCGCAAACTATCACTATTTTTGTCGAATCCCTTGATACCGTCATTGGTAATGGTATAGTAATACCAGATGTAACGGTATTTCCGTTACAAGTAAATAGTACGGGGGATGCGATATGGGAAACATTAGTGAAATGGAACTAAGGAAAGCGAAGCGGGCGATAAAGACAATTGCTCAACAGAATGGGGTGTCCGAAGCACAAGTTCGTGCCGATATGGAAGAAGCAATAGTTGCGGCTTATAATAGCCCCGATCCCGGTGCACAAGCTGAGTGGGCAAAAGCTCCGTTTGCAGGGCGGGTACCGACAGTCGAAGAGTTTATCATGTGGATGAGCAGTAGAGTCAAGCTGGAGCAATGATCGCCGGGATAGCAATGGATCGCTTCTTACGCTATAATAGTGCAAAGTGGTCAGAACAGACATGCAATAGCTTGAGGTTTGTGCCGACGACCCTTAAGCGCCAACATAATTGACTGTCTGAATTAGACTCGCACTTGAAGCAATAAAGGAGCTCTCATTGAATGAACGAATCTGATAAGAGACCGAAGAGTCGCAAGACGAAGATGCTCATAGTCTTTGCTGTATTCATTGTAATTGCCATCATAGCCTTTCTGTTCATCAACCCGCTCACGGGCAACCCGGTGTCCAAGCTATTGGTGAAAAATACCGCGAGAGCCTACGTTTCCGATACCTATTCTGCGCTTGACTTACAGCTTGAGCGGGTGGCGTACAATTTCAAGGACGGCTGCTACTATGCGCATTTCACATCCCCGGATAATGTCGATATCCACTTCGCCGTGTCAGCGGACGGCTGGGGTAAGCTGTTGTCTGACGACTATGAGAGTCACGTTACGAGCGGCTGGAACACGGCCATGCGGCTGGATCAGGAATATCGCGCCCTTGTGAATACCGTGCTGGAGACGGACAATTTTCCGTATGTATGCGACATCGGCTACGGCGAACTGCTCTATGAAAACTTTTCAGTGCCTGTTGATACCACCGACTGTCTCAATATGGCGAGCCTGGAAATTGGCAAGAACTACGATGTTGCGGAGCTTGCCGAAACCTATGGTCACCTGACCATATATATTGACAGCGATACGGTTACGGTTGAGAATGCGGCGGGAATCCTGCTTCAACTAAAACAACTGCTGGACCATGCGGACGTTCCGTTTTTTTCGATCGACTTTACGCTGCAGTATCCGCGTTCGGAAGAGGACGGTGCGCGCCTGGGCGAAGCTGTGATGGTGCTGGGCTTTCCCTATGAGGACATCCATACGGACGGTATGGCGGAACGAGTGCAGACTGCATATGAAGCGGCACTGGCTTACTATGCCGAACGGGATGCGATCAAGGGCGCGGAAGCTACGGAGTGGTAATTGCACTCCGATTTAGAGCTTGAAAGCCATGTTGCGCATCATATGAACTGAACGGCGACAAAACTCACGATAGGAGAGAAGTATGAATTGGGAGCCGTGGACAGGATGTTACAAGATCAGCGACGGGTGCAGTAACTGCTATTTCTATGGTCCGAACGCAAAACGATACGGTCAAAACGAGATAACAAAAACGGACAAGTTTGATTGGCCCGTCAGGACCAAACCTGGCGGTGAGTACAACATTAAAGGCGGGAAAATACTGCCCACCTGTTTTGCAACGGACTTTTTTCTGCCGGAGGCTGACGAGTGGAGAAAAGAAGCATGGGCAATGATAAAAATGAGGCAAGACATCGATTTTCTGATACTTACCAAACGCATCGACCGCTTTATGGTTTCTCTTCCCGACGATTGGGGCAGCGGCTACGACAATGTAAATATCGGCTGCACCGTGGAAAATCAGGCTATGGCAAACTATCGCCTGCCGTTGTTCATTTCGTATCCAATAAAGAGGAGATTTATCGCCTGCTCACCGCTTCTTGAAAGCATTGATTTGTCCGCATTTATAAACGACGTTGTCCATGTGACGGTCAGTGGCGAAAACGGACGGGACGGAAGACAGTGCAAATACGAATGGGTACTGAATATCCGTGAGCAGTGTGAAAAGGCGAGCAAAACCTTTTGGTTCAAAAGCACCGGCACTTTATTCGAGCGTGACGGTATAACCGAAAGGATTAACCCATTCAAGCAAGGCTCTCTGGCAAAAGAACTTGATATTGATATTTCTGACGGAAGAAAGCTGTTCTGATAAGTAACAACCGGCATAGCAAATGGCAGATGAGCCGAACCTCTTCTACTATTGCCGTTCGACTTGGTGTCACACCTCAACTGCCGATTGTGCACCTCACACCGAAAAATGCACCTCATTCTCCGCCGGGGTGCATTTGTATCAAAGGTATGCTGATAACACAATAAAAAAGCTCCCTGTTCGTACCCTTCACATAAGGAAGTGAAGAGTACGAGGGCATTTCTGTATCAAATTACGGTATAGCTATTCGTGGCTATACCGTTTTTTCTTCTTTGTGTTACTTGTGCTTTAAGCGTTCTTGAAACATTTCTTCATATTCTTCAGCAGATGGAGCGTTGATAATACCAACACCATTATAGTAAATATCAATGGGATAGACCGTCTTTCCATCTATGACCTGCTTTTTAGAAACAAGGATATGGTTGATAAATTCATTGACAATCGCTGGCGTAAGCTCCTTGATTTCCGTATACCGTTTGACCTTTTGAATGAACGCTGATACATTTTCCGTTTTATCATCCTGTGTTTCAATATCGGCTTTTAACTGCGAGAGAGCCTCTTTTAATGTTTTTTGCTCCCCTTCATAATTTGCCGACATTATCTCAAAACGCTCATCACTCAGTTTGCCCGATACATTATCTTCGTAAATCCGCTGAAATAATACATCAAGTTCAGCAATACGTTTTTCGGATTTGGCTAACTCACGCCGCTTTTTTGCAAGTTCCTTTTTCTGTTCCTCACTTGATTTATTAAGCTGCTCCTGCACAAATTGCTTTTCAAACGCCTGTACATAGAACAAAACTCGCTGCAGACTTTCAAGTACTAAAGCATAAACAACCTTTTCACGGATGTAATGTGCGGTACAGTTTGCCGTATTCTTACGGTAATTAGAGCAGAAAAAGTATGCCTGCTCTCGGCTGTAATTGTTGGTTACACTATAATACAGCTTTTCCCCGCAATCGGCGCAATAAAGCAAACCAGAAAAAATACTGACCTCTCCTGTGCGGTTTGGTCTGCGTTTATGGCTTCTAAGCTCCTGCACAAGTTCCCAAGTTTCGGTGTCAATAATGGCTTCATGCGTATTTTCAAAAACTTTCCATTCTTCTTTGGGTCTGTGTATCATAGTCTTATCTTTGAAGGAGCGTGTTGTAGAGCGAAAATTGACCGTATGACCGCAGTATTCAAGCCGTTCTAAAATATCCGCAACCGTTCTTGCTGACCATTTATGCGGTGTAGCAGGAAGTGCAGAGGTCTTTCGTCCCCGTGACCGCCAATGCTCTGTGGGCGTTTGTACACCCTCTGAAAAAAGGATATTTGCTATCTGTGTCGGTCCATGCCCCTCAACGCATAAGAGGAATATTCTGCGTACAACTTTAGCAGCTTCTTCATCTATCAGCCATTGGGCAGGCTCGGCTTCATTCTTCTTATAGCCATATGGAATAACTGTTGTCAGCGGCTTGCCCGACATACCTTTATTTTGGAATACCGCACGCACTTTCTTTGAGGTATTCTTAGCGTGCATTTCATTAAACCAGTCCTGTACTGGAAGGAAATCGCTAAGTCCGTCTTTGGTGTCGATATTATCCATAATGGCGATATACCGAACGCCTAAACGTACAAAATCTTCTTCCAAAAGCTGACCGACAACAAGACGGTTTCGTCCGAGCCTTGAATGGTCTTTTACAATGATAGTTTCAATCTTTCCTGCTTCGGCAAGCTCCATCAGCTCCATAAAAGCAGGTCTTGTAAAACTAACGCCAGAATACCCATCATCTACGAAGAACTTGGTGTTCTTAAATCCATTTTCTTTTGCGTATTTTTCTACGATTGATTTTTGATTGATAATACTGTTGCTCTCGCCTTGCAGTTCGTCATCTCTTGATAATCGGCAATAAAGAGCTGTTATTTTATCTGACTGTCTGTTCAAAATTAACTCCTTTCCGACAGTCGGATATGATATGAATTGTAGTGATGCTATTTTACCATATCTGCCGCCTTGCTTCAACGCTTTAAAGTGATAATCTTTTTCGCTATTTATTTTTTAACACTATCCTGTGTACCTTTTCTACCATATCTTCGCTTTTTTCATTATCAAAATAGGAGCAAACAACATAATAAATACCGTCCATTTCCTTTACAAAATCCAATTCTTTAGGCTTGGAGATTTGTTCAAAAAAGGCAAGGCGTTTCTCCTTTGGCAATTCGGCAAGCATATCATAAATATTATCAATTGCTTCTCGGATAGTTATATCTTCAATAATTTCGTTCTGTTCGCTCATAATTCAATCCTTTCTCAATGTTAAGTACAGAGATATTTTTTCATCTGTGCTTTTACTTTCTCTTTCGCACGGGTAATGGATTGACCTACCGAAGAAGCGGTACAATGTTCCATAGCGGCAATTTTATAATAGTTATATTCATACTCATAGTAGAGTAGGAAACGCCGCCTTTGAATTTCGGGCAGGGCAGCTATCGCTTTGTAAAGTAGTTCCGTTTGTTCTTCCCCAATGATAAGTTCATCAACAGCTTTGGGAAGTCTTAACGCTCGTCTGTTCAGCGTTTCATCATAAATCTCCGAAAACTCTCTGTGCCGCCAATCCCAATTTTCTAATTTCCGATTATCAAGCTCCAATCTGCGAAACGCCATATAAAAATCATAGGACACATTCAATTCGTAGGAAATGCCTTGTCCGTCTTTGAAGCTGATAAAGTATCTCGTTCCGTTCTCTGTTACTTTCTCCCGAAGTATATATGTTCTGCTCCGATACCACATTCTTTTTCCTCCTGCTGAAAAAATGGGTGAGAGGTTTTGCCCTCTCACCCAACAGCCCATAAGGAAATGTGGTTTTCTCCCTTACGCCTTAACTTTCCTTGCAAAGCTGCGTAAAACGCCGATGGCAGAGGAAACATTGATGGTAGTATCGTCATATAGGACAACGCAAGGCGTTCCCGTTGAGCCAGAGGTCGTGTAAACCAGATATTTCCCGTTTAACTTCTTTCCCACATTGGAAAGGTCTGTCATAAAGTGATTGACGGTTTTCCTTGTGATAGACCTGTCTGTAAACCATTCGTCAAAGTGCTTTGCCATATCCGCTTTGTTGGTAGTCGGATATTCCGATAAGGGGCTGTTTTCGTCAATGCCCTGATAGAGCTTTGCAAAATAGGGGCTGTTTTCTCTCGCATAAGTAATTAGCTCCCGCAAGCGGCATTGCTGTAATGCAAGTCGATTTTGCTTGTCCATTTTGTCCGCTTGGTGCGTGAGAGCCAACGCCTTTAATAATCCGATTGTTTTCATACGCTGTGCCTTTTTGCCCCCTGTACCATATCTGCGACAGTCTGTTTCATCATTTTGGAAACCTGCTCATCTGTATAAGAAAAATGGTTTTCACAAATCATCGTTCCAATTCCCAATAGGAATAAGCAGCTCCGCATAAGAATATCTTTGCAGCTTTCTGTGTCCAATCCGTACAGTTCCGACATCTTTACTATCATTTTTTGATTGCTTTCATAAGTCATCATGAATTCCATCAGGGATTCCCCTTGAAATCCTCCTGAAAAATAGAGCAGACGGTATAAATGCGGTTTGTTGCGGGCGAGGTCAATCGTCCATGAAACAACCTTTGGCATAAAATCGGGCTGATTTTCAAAGGCTAATACTTCATCAACAAACTTGCTGCACGCATAATCGAAGGTTGCCTGCCGCAAATCTTCCATCGTCGGAAATTGACTGAAAACAGGCTGAATAGAACAACCTACCGATTTTGCAACACTTCGGGAAGTTACAGCAGAAATACCCTTGCTTTCCGCTATTTGAAATGCGTGGTCTAACAAGATTTCTTTTGTTATTTTTTGTCTTGGTGGCATGAATATCCTCCTTGTTCCGTTTTATACCTTTGGATATATATCATAAGATATATTATAGCTGTTGCTTCGATTTTTGTCAATGTGCATGCCACTAAGTTCACGAAAAAATTACTTCTTACACATGTGAGCATTTCAAAAAAATATGGGGCCTTAGGGGGATTTTACCCCCTAACAAGCGAATTTGGTTATCCAAATTCAGTGCTTGGTAAGACATAATCTGTCGTAGCTATCTTTAATAGCTTGACATTCATTGTATACATTTAATTTGCTTTATATGGTCAAGTATACTCCGTGTCTTCTATTTAACTACCCACTTCTCAAATTTAAAAGCGTTCAGTTTACTATTATTGACTTTGAAAAAAGAAGCGGATATAATATAGTAAAGTACCCTGTTGATAATTTGAAATAGGGTCAGTTAAGTAGAGGTGAAAAAATGCTTCAGAAAAATGACATTGAAATTTTGAGAAAGCTGTTTAGCCAACACAATTATATTATGACTACCGCTGAACTGACAGCTTCAAAACTATATTACGCAGATATAAAATTGCTTTTAGATGAAGGTCTGATTGAAAGGGTAA